TTCCAGAATTTGGAAGTTGATCAATTCTGATCGGTCCTCTTTCCGTCAGAACGAGTGTGGAACCCACGACACAAGCGTGGTCCCTGTCCTTCAATGGCTTATCCTCGCCAGTCTTCGCACATTTTGGGTCCCACACATACCCCTGAATCTCTTTAATAAGAGCATCGCACTTCCTACAGATCTTGAGAGTTCCGTTAGACATGAATTTGGATACAAGCCTGATCCCATCCAGGACTTCGTTCTCAGCATCGATTAGATTCATCACGCCTTCTCTTCCAAGCTCTAACTTGAACGAAGCGGCTGACGGATCAATGTAAATGGCTTTTACTGCCCGTCCCTCAATGAAATGCTTAAGGTCATCGGCGTATTCTGAATCCGTCTTTTGACGTTGCTTGACCTTGCTATCCCAGTAATAGCAATCCTCCACCCATATGTTAGGATATTTCGACCGATTGATGCCTATTAAGACAAAGGAGCATGGGTTCGTCGTGCCATAATCGACGCCAACAATATAAAATTCTGCATTACTGGGAGGAAAGTCGATGGTATGAAGCGAAGTGTCAAAGAAATCATAAATTGCTCCTTCTGCTTGCACCCATCGACCTTCGATGAATCGCTGAAACCAAATGCCCTTGTACTGTCTCTTGAGGTAATCTCGTTCATCGTCAGTGAGCTCTGGGTTATCATCTAATGTAAACTTCCAGCTCTTGACGTCTGGGTTGTCTGTTAAAAAGTCCTTTTTGAGCCAATGGTAGGGCGAATCTGGGTTAGTGGTTGCAAAGATACGAGCGCCCTTCATCGCGCACCTACTAATGAGCATCCTAAATACACTCTCAGGGATTATTGTAGCCTCGTCTACATATGCGCCTTGGAATGTAGGCCCTCTGATCTTACTCTCAGCCCTTTCGTCATCAGCGCCAATGATGTGTATGGTCTTTTTGAATACGACCATTTCCCTTTTCCCACTCCAGTATCTGACATCGCTGCCAATCATTCTGGTGAGTTGTGGGAGGATGTTTCTTTTGAATGAATCATATGTCCTGGCGATGATGCAATATTCGCCTGGAAGCCCATAGGTGAGCTCCTTAAGCCATCTCCAGAGGCTTATATATGTCTTACCAGAACGAACAGCCCCCTCCCATATGTTGATCCTTGCATCAGAATCTGAAAGGGAAAAGAGCTGCTTGTCTGAGAGAGTTGTCACCTTAAGAAACTATCTCCAAATCTACAGGACCTAAGCCACACGCCTTCGTAGGCTTTCACGCCCTTAATTTCAGTGTGGTAAATTCGCTTGCCTTCACACCAATGATTAAATTCTCTAAAAAATGATATGCTTGACTTCTTTTTCATTCCTTTTGCACGACACCAAGTTTCATATTCTTCATAAATAAGTCTTGATTCAGTTCTGCCTGGGGTAAAAACGATACAATCATCAATAAATTTGTTTACCCATCCATGATAATAGTGTGTTTTTTTTGTTCTGTAGTTTTCCACCCCTCTTTTCAATGTTCTCGCAAAAGGCTTTCTACGCCTTTTCTCTTTCACTGTGCGGTTTTTAGGATTGGTTATATTTTCGACGAAGACGCCACCTGCTCCAAGAACATTATTGTGAACCCATTCATCATTCTCTTGCTGTCTTGACTTTACGATCCATTGATCGTTAAGAATTCTTGGCTCATTCTTAAATAGGTATTGGACCGGCTTCTGAGGCCAAAACAATCTTTTAAACTTTGCCTTGATCCATTCAAATAATTTCATAAGGGTTGTTTGGTTGTTTGATTTAGAATGGAAGTTCGTCTACTACAACAGCCCTTCCAGCGTTGGTAGGAGCCGATTTATTTAACCCAACAGTTGATAGAATTTTCTCTATATTCTTTGCAACGGAGGCAATTGTTTTAAGACTTTCAGACATCTCCTTGATGTTCCATGCCATGTATTTTTGTGACATTTCAACTGATGGCAACGGTTTTCTATCGTCTTGTTGTGCTGACATTTTGTTACTTCTTTTTTTTGATTGATTTAAGTTTTTTTTGTTCAAGACCTGCGATCTTTTTCCTCTTCTTTGCAAATGAGAAGGCAATTTTTGCCTCTCTAGCACTATCCTTAGCCATTTCTGGCGCATGCTCCTTGTGCTCTTGCTTTTCCTTCTTCAAAGCATATTCACCTTCTCTTCGAGCTAAAGTTGAATATCTTTTTTGTCTTTTGACGACACCTTTGATGTCTGATGTTCGTTTCATTTCTTCTTTCCCTTGACAGGAATCTTTGCTCCAGATTTCCTCGCTGTACTCAATGCCGCAGCGACCGCCTGGTTCTTAGGATGGCCGCTCTTGACCATCTCAGAAATATTTGACGAAATTGTTTTTTTACTTTTTCCTTTTTGAAGCGGCATCTTCTTCTCCTTTTGTTTGTGCCCTCACACCTATGCTAAAGACATCTTTTCCTATCTCACATAGGGCCGTTATCATCGAGAATTTGTCGAGCAAATTCGACAATTCTTTCCTTGTCAACGTGATCTCGAGGTAGTTCTGCCCCTCCATCACTTCGAAAATTATGTTCATCTTCTTCTAGCTCATGCATCTCATCGATTTCATCTTGATAATTATTTTTTGTAAAAGGCTTGATTCTAATAAATGTTGATGGATACGAGCTGTAGACCTTCCGAACATAGAGCGTGCAGATCTGGGCATCGTCAACGAATACCAAATCATTCATCACATCGAGGATGAACTTCGTTAGGTTGTCGACGTCAGGCCTCTTCATATGATGAATCATCCCATTCAACATCTGGTTTCTAAGTGGTTTAGAAGTCGATTTTGGTATGGACATTCTGAATGTGATGTCGACCAATAATGGGACAGAAAATTTCTCTTCTTTGAACTGTCCCTTGATCTGCCACCTGATCTGCTCTTTTTCTTTTTTCTGGCGGTCGTAGATGATGACTTCGTTTTTATCTTGTCTCTTGAACGATCTATGCCCTGGCCTCTTCCACGCTATTGGAGGGCCATCTATCTGTATATCTATCATCTACACCTCAACATATGTTTTGCCAACACATATGTAATGGAGATTTATTTCACAACAGTTTTTTTCTTATGTCTATTGACGATAAATACATACATGCAATATAACTGATCTGGAAAAACACAGAAGAGGTAAAGAAATGGAAGAAGACATAAAACCAGGCTACACGAGGGTGACGGAGATGCTGTCTCCTTGGAATAACTTCGACGGCATTCCGGCAGAAATACTAGAGGCCAAGAGGGTCTTAGGGACTGAAGTACACGAGCTCATTAGGATGTTTAATGAATGCATACCAGTCGTCGTCGTCTCAGGAAAAAAAGCCCCTTATTTTCAAAGTTTCCTTTCGTGGATGCTTGAAACCAAGGTTAGCGTAAGACAAAATGAGCAACGGCTATATGATGATCAGCTTATGATTACTGGGCAGATAGACGCTCTTGTTAAGTTTCCAGAGAAGGATGACTTGATCATTTTGGACTGGAAGACATCGGCATCTTATAACAAGAAGACAGGCTTGTCATGGGCGTTGCAGGGCGTTTTTTATCATTATCTTCTGACCCAAAACTCTACCTCGAATCTAAGCAATACGATTATGTTCGTTCAGCTCAGCTCGAAAGGGGAGATGCCAAAGATTAGAGAGTTTGAATACTCAACAGAGCTTATGAGAAAAGGGACAGCCGTCCTTGAGGCGTACAGATATTTTAACCCACCAACAAATGAGGGATAATATGGAGATTACAGTTAAGGTCGAATCGTTCAAGGGCAGGACTATATATAGGCCGGCCTGTGATCTATCGAAGATCATTGCTCAGATAAATGGGAAAAAGAACTTTACAATATCGATGCTCGAACGAGCTGAAATGCTTGGTGTCAAGATTAATGGAGCTTCGAGAGAGAAGAAGTGGTAGAAAAAGTCTACAGGGGCACCTGATATACCCCTGTAGATAGCGACAAGCTATAAACATCTAAACTTGGAGGTAAAGATGAGTACGCCACCTAATATATCCACGCCCACACTTTCTGACACCATGAATCTTGCTGCTCTTCAAAAGAAAGTCGAGCAGTTTCAGGAATACGCCGAGAAGCTAAAAATTTTAGTAGCAATTTATAAACGTCTTAAACATAAGAAAATCTAATCAAGGAAAAAGGAGAGATAGTATGACAAACACGATGATAGCAAGGGCAGCAGGGGATTATGTCCTCAATATGACGGAGCAAGAAATTACTCTGATCAAAAATACAGCTTGTAAGGGCGGGACTGATGAACAGCTAGCCCACCTGATCTATATGGCCAAATCAACCAGCCTTGATCCATTAAAGGGCCAGATTAGGTCAATCCCAAGAGGGGCACAAAGATCTGTCCAAATCGGTATTGATGGCTTTAGGCTGATAGCTGAGAGAACTGGTAGATATGCTCCAGGCAAAGAGGCTACATACGAATATGATGAAGATGGAGCTCTTACAAGGGCGACGGCTTATATCAAGAAGATGACGGCTGATGGGACTTGGCATGAGATCACCGGGTCTGTAAGCTGGGTTGAGTATGGGGCAGTTTATAGCAAGCAGTCTCCTATTTGGAAAGAAAAGCCAGAGATCATGCTTAGCAAATGTGCTGAGATGCGGGCACTGAGACGAGCATTTCCCGATCAACTCAGCGGGATGTATGGCGATGATGAGATGCCGCCTTCTGCTGAAGAGAAGAAAGCGTTTACCATCGAAACCAAGGGAGAGGAGTCGACTGGCCTCGTAAGACAAGAACTGCCCTTGAAGTTAGATAACAAGGAGCTCCAGTCTCTTGCCCACAAAGTCTCTGAAACCTTAATGGATGACCAAAATTTAGTGTGCGCGATTATGGAAGAAGAGATGGCGGAATATTTGGCCTTTTGGCAAACTAAGAAGCCTCTGAAGCCACAGATCGACGATTTATTGGTTCGCGATCGGAAAAGTCTTCTGAATGCTTTCACCATGTGGCAGGCAAAACAAGCCGCTTAACCCTTTGCCCTTTCTCTCTTTACCCTTGACCGAGTTATTTTGGATCTCAGGGGATTGGACGGTCCAATAGAGAGGAGGGGCTTTTTTTATGCCCTAATTCGGGCTACATTCGATTTTCATGTTTAGATGACTAGGAACACCAGTGAGGATACGATCGCGGAAACTAGGTATGGTTCTGTGCGTCTGGAGTGCGTTTTAAAGGGTTGATAAAGAAAAGAGAAGTGGACGGATACTATCGCCCACCCCCCAAATCCCTCTTGTCAAAAAATCTAAAAAACCTTACAAGAGAGAAAACCCATAAAACTCGAGATAGGAGATGTTGCTCTAGACGGGGCGGCTCTCCTATCTCCATACTAAGGATTCGTATGCCAGGCTATTATAGACCAATCCCCGAATATATCGCAACCTCTCTTCTTCTTACAGCCGAAGAAAAGCTCTTCTACGGACTAATCGCCTCTCTTGTCAGTGAGAAGGAACGTGGTTTCTGTTGGGCATCCAACGAATTTCTCTCAGAGAGAGAGAGAGTCAATCCTCGTACGATCCAGCGATGGATTCGCAAGCTAGTCAAGCATAAATTCGTAATCGTCGAGCTTGTGCATAATCGAGAGAGGAAGATGTGGACTCCTGAAACTTGGGGCAATCGTGAGAATCTTCGTAGGGCTTATGGGTCGGATTCTATAGACGAAACTGAGAATTTTCAAAAAAAGATCGACCACGACATCAGCTGTGTCGTGGCGCCACGACATCAGCTGTGTCGTACCAGTAATGAAGTAGAGACTAAAGCTATAAAACACATAGAGGCCCGGCCAACCAAATCACCCCCCAAGGACAAGTGGCCAAAGCGCTGCAAAACCCCAGCCCTTGAAGCGGCCAGGCCATCTGGAGATATGAAAAAAAATGAGGAGAAAGCCCCCGCTCCTGAAGTGAAAGTTCTCAAGCCTTCCATGAAAGGCGCTACTCCTACCCCAGGCTCTGACAAGATGGTTGAGGAAGTTATCGATATTTTACGATCACCTCATCGACTTGGGACACAACGAGTAATTCTGGCGAAGGGCGATTGGGAATATCTCTTCGGATTTAGCCCATCGATCATCGAAAAAGCATTTGCAAGAGCTCATAAGGCTTCACAAAAAGGGGAAAAAATCTATAATCTCACAGCATGGTTGTACACGATGTGTTCTCAAATCAAACTGGAGTAAAAAATGGAATTGTCAAGTCCAGAATCTGAGCAAATGGTTTTAGCCTCTATGTTTTCAAATGAACAAGCTTTTTGTTATGGTATTGAGAATTTAGAATCAATAGATTTTACAGTTGAAGACTATCAAATCATATTTATTTCGTTTAAAACAATTTATAAATCTTCTAATTCAATGGCAATGGATAAGATTATTGTCGAATTACAAGAAAAGAAAATGCTCGATAAGATTGGTGGACTCACTGCGCTGGTGGCAATAGTTAATGTTCCTAGGTTAGTGGGATTCGATGATTTCGTTTATTATTTTAAAATTGTAAAAAATAAATCTACATATAGGAAAATTGTAGCAACTTTATTTAACTTATCAAATTCTGTAAAATCCGCAGATGGCGACAATCCTTCGGAATTCTTGGAGACCTGTAGAAAAGAACTTTTCAAAATCAATGATTCACAACATGGCGAACTTGGGATTGATCTCAAGAAAGAATCAGAAGAAAAATCAGCCCCCCTTCTGAAGCTGAAAATGCAGGACAAAAGAGAGGGAAAAATAGTTCTTTCCGCTATATCAACGGGTATAGCTGGCTTGGACAAGTTTGTGGGAGGATGGGGCAAGGGTCAGTTGATCACGATTGCCGCTCGAACAGGGATAGGAAAGACGGCTTTGGCTTTGAATTCTGCTTTGAGTCTTGCTCGGTCTGGATTTCCTATTTATTTTTTCTCTCTGGAAATGTCTTACGAAGAATTGAGGACACGGATCTGGTCTCAGATGACTCGAATATCGTCTGAGAAAATCAAATCGGCAGATTTAACTGACGAAGAGTTTGTTTGTTTACAAAATGAATTGTCTAGATTGAATAGTGGTTGCTTGATTATTAACGATAAAACCTTTATGAAGATTAATGATGTAGTTTCAAAAGCTCGAAGATGTGAAAAACAATTTGGGATTTCTGCTGTCTTTATTGACTATTTGCAATTAATTAAAAGCACTTCTGCAACAGAGCACAGGTATCTTGAGATCGCAGAGATGACCAGAAGTCTTAAAGGGCTGGCAAAGGATCTCAATATTCCAGTGATTTGTCTAGCCCAGCTTTCGAGGAAAGTGGAGGAAAGAGATAATCATCGCATCCATCTCTCAGACCTCAAAGAAAGTGGGTCTATCGAAGAAGATAGCGACGTTGTGATTGCTCTTTCGAGGAGAGATACTTACGACGAATACGATCGACCGGGGGAAGCACTCGTCGAAATCTTAAAAAACAGACACGGGCCTGTTGGAAAACTCCGCCTCAATTTCGATAAAGAAACCATGAGGTTCAATGAAATTGAAAGATAAGAAAAAGCCTTCTGGCTGGCTTGAGAGGGCTATTATCAATTTGGTCAAGGTGAAGCTTCAAGAGAAAATCTTAGCCTGGGAAAAAGCGAAGACCAAAAAAGTGTAGCACAAAATTCTGACTTAAGCATACCCTCCTTGATTTGGCAAACCCGTCTCAAGGAGATTGTATGTCTAGGGCCTTGGCTTTCCTCCTGTGTCTTTTTTTCCCACTCTTCGCTGTCGCTTTCGAGCCTCACGACCAAACCCTCCAAAGAGACTATGTGATTACATGGAATATTTCCGAACACCCAGGTGGGATATACAGCGTCTACATGTTGTCGCCCCCAGCCTTCAAATGTTTCGATTTCGCAATTTATAGGAAATTCAAAAAACGTATATCTAAGATAATATTTCTTGATTCTCAAAAATGTAATGTAATTAACAAAAAAGACTTTAAGAAAGGATCGATGGCGCGAAGGGTGGGGCTAAATCAGCAAGCCAAAAGAAAGCGATCGCTGAGGGAAAATACCAGAGACGGGAGAAGCCCAAAAGTTAACCCCCCCTAACTCTCTGAGTTTAACCCCCCCTAACTTTTTGCCTATTTTAGAGAGAAACAACATCAAAAACAGCCAACGGTAAAAGTTGTGTTAAACATTGTATAAACAGGGAAAAGAAATGAGCGGACAATTTGAATATGTGTCAACAGCTGATTTGATGGATGAGATTCACGGCCTTATGATTAAGGCTCGTGAAGAACAGATTAGGGAGGGAGATCAAGTGGAAGAGGACGAGCGGGTTTTTTACCTGCAGTCTAGAGACGAGCTCTACCCTTTGTGTCTCATTAAATCTAGAAAGTGAGCTGCAAAAAAGCTTGCATCCCATTAATGAGATGCAAGCCAAGTAGGCGGGGGCTTTCTCCTAGCCCCCTTTCTTTCAGTTCTTGTTCCCCACGGTTTGCTGTATGTTTATGGGGATTGGGAGTGAGAGGATTAGCTCGTCCATGTCTATACCAAGATCTGGATCGGGTAGTGGGATGATTTCAGGAGAGGGCACATACTCAAAGGGCGAAACTTCTCTTACCGGGTCCATGGTTTTAAACTCCTAACGCTTTGTTGTAGTCTCTGGATTGCACAATCTTGACCTCATGCCCTAACGCCTCAAGCCAATCGAAAACTCTCTCAGCCATAGTTTCGCTAAGGACACACGACTGCCCATTTGGCCTTAGAAACTCGAGGAGTTCAAAGGCGACTGGGTTGACGGGCTCGTAATATACTGAGCCCATATGAGTATACTCTTGACTGAATTTTATTGGTTCCATTTTTTTCTCCAAGTTTATTGTTGTCATAGCATGTTCAGGGATTTTTGTTATTGCATTTCTCTAACTTCGTTTTTCCAATCGTCAAATACTGACCACCCTCCCTCCCCTAAATTAGCCTTACAGTCGCCGTAGCAATACGATCCGCACCGATCGCACCAACCAAATCCCCTTGATATCTCTTTTTCTTCGTTCTCTTTTCTATTTTTTTCCCGAAGTTTGTTTTTTTCGTTTTCTAGATAATCACAGACTCGATTTAAAAAAATAGAATATGACTCCTTGTCAGGATATGTTTCCGTCTCTCGTCCAGTAACTGGATCTAAATATTGACCTTGATAGATACGCTGTCCGTTCGTCAAGTCTTTGTAGCTGACATCGGCTAATGAGTCCCAAAGATAATGACCGTCTGATAGCGTCCTTGCTCTACCGTTGATATCTGGGGTCATCTTAAGATCATCCATTTTTTCTCCTTTTGCCTTATGGCTGTTTTGATTGCATATCAACAATACAACAGGTTAGCGATTTAACACAACACCATTTCTCGCGTATCTAGGAAAAAAAGAAATCCTTGACATAATTCCATAAACCTATATCATCACAAATATAACCTGAGGATATAGTATGAACAAGAAAGGCGCAGGACGTCCTAAGAAAGAACTTGATGAAGAACAAATAAGGGAGCTAGCGCAGATTCAGTGCACAGACATCGAGATCGCAGCTGTGATGCGCGTAAGCGTTGATACAATACAGAGAAATTATGCGGTCCTGGTAAAAGAGGGCCGTGAGCTGGGCAAGAAGTCACTTCGTCGTGCTCAATTCCAGAAGGCCCTAGAGGGCAATCCTGCAATGCTCATATGGCTTGGCAAGTTTTATCTAAGCCAGAAGGAAGAGATCACGCTCAATGCTGGCTCTGAGCCAGAGGTAAGGGCACTTCTGGAGCGGTGGGAAGTAACGGCTAAGAAGAGGAGTGACTTTTCGAAGATCGGGAAGCCTGATAAGCCAACCGATGCTGTTACTGCGTAAGATTTTGCCCGTCTACCATGCGTAGAATGGGTTTGGGGCCCGTTTAAACTTCGGGAAAAGGAGGAATCGAACCTCCATAAGGCAAGTTAACAGCTTGCTGCATAGCCATTATGCTATTTCCCCATAGCATGAATCAAACGTGCTCTACCAGCTGAGCTAATCAGGAATATCTTTAT